CTATCTGAGGTTTTAAATCCTTCAGCGGATACCTAAACCCAGTCAGATCGCAATAGCCATATGCGTACTTGCCATTAGCAAAACTCAAAACGTATATCCTCCTGGGGCAATAAACAGAGATGCCTTTTCTCTGCTAGAACTAGCAGCCAACTCCCACTGGGATTCGTATTCAGCTTTTAGAACAGGTATTCGATCTGTGGCTGTTGGATATTTGATAGCCAACTTATAAGCCAATCCGGCAACCAAGCATGGTAAATACCTAGCAGGCACATCCATGTTATTACTTGCTGGCTTACCAGAGTCTTCTATTCTCTCCATGTAGTAATACGCAAAGAGATAGGTTTCCTGATCATCAGGAGTGGGCCATAAATTTATTTTAATAGCATCTGGCGTTCTTTCTACAAAATACTCCAAAGGCTTTGACTGCGTAAGCTTGTTTGATAAATGAGAGTACTGACTTATAGATATCCTAGTCATACTTTGATCGAACTGACTGTCTACATCACCAGAGTCTGTTCTCAAAAAAGCTTCAACAATATCAAACACTTTGGCATCAAGAGTATAAGAGTTAGATCCCGCAGTTAGAGCTTGAGTTGCAAACTTCACTGTCCAAAGATTTAGACCACGGTTTTGCCATTCGAGCATCAAGAGGTCAATGCTTCTTCTTGCTGTTTTGTAGTCGTAACCCGTCCTGAGTTCTAACCCTATATTCTCAAACGCCTCTTCTATTGCCTCTCCAATATCTAAGTTAAAAGCAAAAGTTCCGCTCGTAGCCATTTACTTTTTCCTTTTCTTTTTTGACAGGCCAGCCTCAGATAAAGCAATAGCAATAGCTTGCTTCCTGCTTTTTACTTTTTTGCCAGATCCTCCTGACTTGAGCTTTCCAGATTTAAACTCCTTCATAACCTTAGAAACTTTTTTTTGTTTCTTTTTAGATGGAGCGTTCTTTACTTGCTTTCCAGTCTGAGGGCGACCTATTGCCATTACTTAGATTTAGATGCTGCCTTTTTTGGAGCAGCCTTTTTAGCTGGTTCTTTCTTGGGTGCTGGGGCTAATTCTTTCAAAGCAGCTTCTGCTTCTTCTTTTGTGTATACCCCATCAACTGCAGGCACATAATCACCATCTTCATTTTTTGATCCGATCTGATATGCGTCTTCACCTGTTTTACCAAAAACACCGCTAACAAATATATCGAGTGTAGCCATAATTAATACCGCTTCCTTACTTGCATCACAATAACGTATACATCATTGTTGCTTGCATTAGTTGTTGTGAATAACACATCGCCAGTGCTTCCGCTTGATTTAGGATCTGGAATACCGAAATCGGAAAAATCCAAAGTATCGGCCCAGTCTGCAGCAAGCTCCCAAGCAAAGTCATCAGTAGATGCATCAAAAAATATCTTTACCCCCATCCCTATGGTTTGATAATAAATCTTTTCGATTACAACTGATGTACACGCCGCATTGGTAATTGGCTCAACTGCAAGGGAAGATACATCAATTTTTGCTACCGCTGACTCACCAGTGCCATCACTTACGTTTGTAAAACGAAAGATGGCGGTCTTGCCGCCATCCTGTATCGTTTGCGTAGTTACCGCATCAGCCATACATTACTCCTCTAGGACGCTGCGTCGAAACCAACAACTTCGATCAAAAAGCGACCAGCCGTGTAAGTTGCATCGCCAGTGCCTTGGCTTACCAAATAAAGGTATTGATCTGCAGCGATATCCCCACCAGCTACAACAGTGCCAGCAGACGCTGCACCGGCGTTGATGATCTGAGTTTCGGTCAAGTCACCAATTGCGGTGTCGTTAACACCTGTGCCTTCCGTAGCAGAAAACAAATCGATGTCTGTGCTTCCTCCAGCAGGAGTCTCAAGACAAGTCATCGTTACTCCAAATACTGTACCTTGGTTAGCGGCTGTAACTCTGCCGATGAACGCAACACCTGATCCGTCTTTGCCGATAATATCACCAGCAGTGTCGCCATCTTTCAAACCTGTCAGGTCAATCATAATAGTTGACTTAACAATGTTTACGTTGGTGTCAACATCGCTCTTTAGGCGAGTCACCTGAGTAACATAAACAGCCGCAGTGCCTTCAATACCGGCGCTTCCAGTTGCTTCAGTAGCCCACTTATCGCCAGACGTTACCGTTATAGCGCCAGTGGTTGCGTTCTTAGAAATCTGTTGATAGCCCTTCTCTGATCGAATCGGGCCTGTGAAAGTAGTATTAGCCATTTTTGTCTCCTGTCGTGGCTAGTGTCTATGTTCCATGTGAAACACAGTCAGGAAAAAGAAAGGGGGCTTTCGCCCCCATTCAGTTTAGCTAGATCCTGGTGATCCGTATATTCCAAGTGGGTCGCTTACCCCAAACGAGTAACGCTCCCTGGATTTATATCTCACATTACCAGTATCAAAGTCTCCGTCCATTGACGTTTCCAAAGGTGTACGGTTGAAATGCTTCATACCGTTAGGAACGTCAGTGATCAGGAAGAAAGCATTGCTATCTGTCAGATAGTGATTCACCGAGAATCCTTCTGGGATTGCACCCATGTTTCGGATCGCGTTGATATCATTGTCTGCAGTAGCTACTCTTTGAGTGCTTTCTAACAGTCTTTCCGCAGTAAACATAAGTGCGGGTGGAACAATCAACCTTACTGGTCTAGCAGCTATCAACAATCCTCGCTCATCAGTAAACGCAGCAATATCAATTATTGCGTTCTCTAGAGAAGTTTCGTTTAAGTCTGCAGCCACAGAAGGTCTATTACCATTCGTGCCGCCGTTTACAAGAGGATGAGATGCATTAAACAAGGTAACACCATCACCTGACTGGAAAGTATCAAACCCATTGTTCAACGGATTCACTGCTTTCACTTGCTTGGTGTATGCCATAGCACGGGCCAAAGCCTTGGTATAACGTGCAGACAGTGAGTCATACAAATTATCTTCCATCGCTTCTTCCGTGATCGCAAATCCCATCGCAATCGTCTCGTGATTATACCTGGCTGTAAAACTCTCTTGCGCTGAATCATAAGAGATTGCAGAGCCTTCGTTTTTAACAGGCGCTGCCCCAAATCCTGACAGCTTTACCTCTTCCTCAAAACTACGATCTGAAGCCTCAGTCTCATAAATGAGAGTGTGCTCGTCCTCGTACTTTTCATACTCCAAACCAAATAAGGCGTTAAGCCCAGGCAGGAGTTCTTTAAGCATTTGCGCTCTAGAAATTGCCATTTCTTAATCCCCCTTATACGCCAGTGGTGTTTGTGTACTGGTGGCCCACGTTAAAGAAAACGAGAGCATCAGTAAACGCATCACCGACTGTGCTGCTTGGCCCCTCAACGAACTCAATAATTCGCATTGGAAGCGTGTTAGTCGTAGCGCCAGTGTCTCCAAGAGAGTTCTTGCTACGTCCGATTGAAGTAGATCCGCCAGTCTGAACAACAGCAATGTTGTTACCCAGCTCTGTCTGAGACAGAACTCCAGACGACTGCATACGCATAACAAGATTAGGATCATCAACGACATATGCCATGATGTCACTTGCAGCGGTGCTTGCTGGAAACTGTTGGTTGAAAGTTAACTGACTCGTGCTTGGGTCAGTGTAAGAGCACCCAACGAATACACCTACTGGTGTAAGCGAGCTTGTGCCTGTGTCTTTTTCTACCGTGCCAGTGCTAACAATCTTAACAAAGTCACCGTAAAAAATACCTGTGCCATACCCACTAGCAATCTTAATGTGTCGGACTTTACCTGTAAAAGAGCCACTCGCACTAAGAGTATCGGTAGGTTCAGCACCCATAGGGGTTGCAGTAGTAGCCATACGGCCTCCTTACCAAATAAGGCGAACCCCTTGCATAGGGTTAGCCTTTGCCAAAAGTTGTCCTCGTATTGCGCTCTGGCTGGAGCATAGGCATACGAGGGTCGTTTTCGCGCAAGTAGTTATTATCAACCGATTCCATTTGCTGGGATGCAACACGACGATGATGCTCATCACGAGACTTCATCTTGCCCTCTGGCGCTTTACAAAGGAGTAATCCGCCAAAGTGTACGTTGCCTACAAATCTTGTGTTCACATCAGACATAACGTGTAACTCTGGATAGTCATCTGCTTTCACAGGCTCCCATCCTTCTCTAAAAGATCTGGATACATTCGTGTTATCTGATTGACCAAGTATGTCTGTCCTAATCCATCTATGCACCCAACCAGGTCTATCATTTGGTTGAGGCAAAACAGACTGAGGAATCCATTCATCTGGTTCACGATACTGTTCTACTTCTCGCGTTTCGTTTTCTCTAAGAGTGCGCTCTTCTGCCATAATCTACTCCTACTTAATTAGCTCAGCGTGTTTGGCATACTGTTCATTTGTTAACCCAAGTCGCTTAGCGAGAGCTACCTGAGTGGCGGTTAACCGTACTTGGCGAGGTTTTGCACCATTGTTTCGTGTGGAAGGCGCTACCACCGTCGAGGGTTGATTGGTCGTCACGGGTGCGTCACCGCCATCTGTGTCGCTTCTATCCGGCCAATCGTAGTCAGGGTAGCTTTTACGCATACCCTTATCCACATAATCAAAATACTCTTGTGAATTTACCTGATGTCCATGATCTAACACCGCTTCTTCATGCAATCCATAAGCCGTAGCCGTCATTGCCTTTTTGCTGGTGTCCATGAACCAAGGGTTATTGTCAGCCCACTCCTTAGCTTCTGGAGTAAGTTGCACTTGTTGTTGTACAGCCTGTTGCTGCGCGGCCTGTTGGGCCGCCTGTTGGGCGGCGACTTGCTGTTGATACTGTTGCTGAGCAGTTAACTGTGGCTGTGCCTTTTGCAAATTACCCTGATATCTTTCGATATCATTCAAATCTGTTTGAGCCTTAACCATTTTGCTCTGAGATTCAGCAATAGCGTCAGTGTCGCCTTCATCGTAAGCTTTCTTATAAGCTTCCTTCTGCGCCGCAAGCTCAGCGGTTCTACTTTGTTTTATCTGCTCAACAAGAGCTGCCTCTCCGCGAGACAACAAAGCATCCTTTTCCTGTACTTGCGAGTTAAGACTCTGAGCATACTTGACCGCCTCGTCGCGCATACGCTCCGCATCTTCCTTTCTGCGCCTCTCCTCGTGATAGTCAAACCGTAGACTCTTCAGCCTCTTCTGAACTTTCTCAGAATATTCTCCAAGCTCATCATCACCTAACTCATCAGGCGGCGTAGTTCTTGGCGGTTTTCTATCCTCTGGAGGACGATCATCCACTATCTCAAACTCTATGTTTGATTCAGCTTCTTGTTTTGGCTTTTGTTTTTTTTCAAAAGTTGTTTTAACGCCAAAGAATTTATCCTCTGACGTTGGCTGCTCTTCTGTGGTGACTGTTACTTCGCTCATGCTTTTACAATCCCCCTTGGATCTTCAACAACAGCTTCAACGCTATCGTCGTTGATCAGACGAAACTCCTTTCCTTTTAGCTTAAAACGAGTGCCGGAGTAAGATCTCATCATTACAAAATCCCCTTCCTTGCAGTAGGGGCCGTTAGGAAACCTGGCTTTGTCCTGATAGCAATCAGGGCCAAGCTCTAACACCATGCCTATGATAGATCCTATTTCTTCGTCTTGAAGAGTCTGGGTTGCTTTTAATATACCGCCTTCAGTTGCTTCTTCCGGCTCTGGCAGTGCTATAAGAATTTTATAGCCTGTTGGGTTCGGAAGCTTACTAGCCTCCCTTGGTTCTGCAGAATCTTGAGATTCTGTTTCTAGCTGAGCTGCTTCGCTCATATCTTCTCCTTGCATTGGGTTAGCGCCCAAAGTCGCTGCACTAGGAAAACGCCTAGAGTCGTTACTGAGCCTGCTCGTAGCGAGCTTTGGATTCCATGATCTCCCGCTCCGCCTCTCGCAAACCCTGTATGATTCCACAATACTTTGTGTACTCAGCATAATCTTTGCAAGCACCGTTTTGTAAATGGTTACTTACGTTATCGATTTGCTCTTGAATATTTGATCGCAAATAGTCAAAGATGTCTAGTTCTTTTATTTGAGATCTCCCATAGTCTCTTTGGCTATATCAATACCGATCTTTGCGCCAGCTATCTGCTCTTGAGAGGCTATCCTAGCTGACTCTAATTCTTCTTTTGTGTTGGTTTCAGCTATCTTAACGCCAAGTTTTGCAGTCTCCAGCTTAGCGTCCTGCTCCATTTTCTTGTTTTCCATCACAGTTTTTGTTCGCAGCTTCTCGAGCTCTAGCTGTATACGAGCCATTTCCGCTTGAGCCTTTCTCTGTATCTCCTGCTCTTCAAGCTGCAGCTCTTTCATCTGCATCTGTATAACTGGATCTTTCAATTGCTCTTGAGCCTGCTTCATCTGCTGCTCTCTTGCAGATTTTCCTGACAACTGGGCCGCCGCAGGGGCCACAAGCCTTGATATCCTGTACTCTATGTCCTCTGGTAGGTTTTCGTTTGGCTCTGGTAGCTCCACACCCAGCTCTTTTTCTATCTCCATTCGATATTGGAACGCTAAATGCTCTTGAATGTGGGCAGCCATCTCTGCGATTGCCTTCTGGGCGTTTGGACTCTTGCCCATAACCTCCAAAACCTTGGGATCTTTAGTTAATGCCAAGTGTGTTTGTATGTGAGCCTCGTGATCTTGGTAAATAAACGCTTTCACAGGCTTTCCAGTCATAATATCCATGTTTTCACTGACTGGATCAGTCGGTTTCATGTCATTTTCGGTAGGAACTATCTGATCTGCGTCTTGAATACCTAAAACATCCAGCATCTGGCGGTGTAACAGCGGCATATCGTACATTTCCGGCGCTTGTGCCGACAATTGCAGCGCAGCTTGGTACTGCATGATGCGTTGAGCCATTGTTCCGGCGTTAGGATCGCTAACTGGGATGATATCTACCCTATCATCGAAGTCTCTCGCCGCTATCGGGTCATCACTTTCCATGTATGGGTACTTTTCTGGGCCAAAATCCCGCACACATTGGCTCAGAAGCCGTAATTCCGCCCTCATGGAGGCGTGTAGACGGGCC